ATAGTTGCACTTACTTGATTGTTGTAAGTCTCTTGTCCCTGTCCGTATGGCATTCCTGAGATATATTTTGCAGCCTGCGTTGGTCCCCCATCAGTACGCTTAGAAAGAGCGCCAGGACCTGAAACTGCTGCTGGGTTAGACGGCGCACGATATCCTCCGCGTTGAGCCATTATTCATCCTCTTCCTCTTGTGCAATACCTTCAGTTCCAAGAACTTCACTATTGTATTTCTCTGCCATACGAATCATTCCGTATGCGTTCCATGGGGTCATTTCATCACTTACCTCTGTGTGTAAGTAGCGAGTACCTTCGTAGTCTGCCCACTCGGATACTAATACCCAATTAACACAGATGAAGTTTTCCCCATCATCGTCTACTTCTTGAAGCGCCTTCATGGCGTCTTCCATAGTTTGTTTAAATTTATTTTGCATACTGAGTCTCAATAACTATTGGTGCTGCAGTAAAAATATCCCACTTACATGCAATAGAAATTGCTTTATGAAGAATTACTTGAGCATCCTTTGGAGTGAGATTTGGATTGTCCACTTCCATTGCCTCCATAGCGCCAAGGGCAATATCACCACCACTGCCAGAATAGTAGATACCGCGACTATCACGGTCCCAAGAATAATCTTCAAAGATAGGATAGATAGTTCCCCGCACAATAATAAGAAACGATGAATCGTGTTCCGCAGCATCCCCATCTTCTTTCATATCATAACCAGCATCAACAAATAATTTACGCATTGCTGGTATAAATTTCTGCGTAATGTATTTATCTAAGTTTTCTGATGCAGTTGGCTTGGGTGCTTTCCATCCAAACTGTAAGAGATTAGAACCACGTCCTGCACCAGAACCTGCAATAAGGATTCCGTTGTTCTCAATAATCTTATGTGTAGCCATATCTATTGGGCGACCTGACTCATCTGATGAGCGAGAATCGCATCCAATTACTGCCCAACCATCTCCCTGAATAGCAGCGAGTGTTGTCATGGTCCCCTCCTTAGATTAAATTTGCGATGAAGAACGTGCGCTTGCTCGCGCTGTCCCGCCCATACTTAGACTATTAAGTAATGTTGTTACATCAGGTTGCGCTTGAGGAGGAATAGCGCCTCCTGCTGGCGCAGCGGGAGCAGGGGACGTTTGCTCAACCATTGATGCACCAGCAGGAGGTAATTCTGGAGCAAAAACATCGTTAATAGCATCTTCAATAGTTACACCCTTCTGGCGTAATTTAATGATGTCAGCAATTTTTTTAACTATTGATGTTGGGTCCCCGCCTTGAGTAATCATTTGTGGAATTGCTTGCGCACTGGCTTCAAGAGAAGCAACAAGAGTATTTCTCATTTCTTCTACTTCAATTTTTTCTTGCTCTTTAGTTACGTTGATTCCAAATGGAAGTTCACGCATTGCCATGTCGCGGCTAATGAGTTTTCCACCCAATGCCTGCAACATAAAAATAAGTCCCTGTGCTGGATTAAGACCAGCAAGCATTCCGTAGCGGACATCTGCCGAGTAATCTCCCTTGATGTCCTTGCTTGGCAAGTATTCAAGTGAGTATGGTGAACCTGCGTCCACACCACGGATAGTTTTTGTAGAGTTATATAGTGCTTCATCTATTTGGAAGCAAATACTAATAACATCTTTAAGCGTAGAGGCAAAGATTGCTTGCGCTGATTTAATCTGTGTATCAAAGCCACCCATAAGTGCTTGAACACCTTGACCAGTAACAATAGATGCATCAATGTTTCCAGTACGTGATTCAGGATAGCGTGTTCCAGTACGCAACTCCCCCTGTAGGAGAGATTGCTCTTGGAAAGCGCCCATTGGTAGAGATAGTTCTACACGGCGTACTCCGCCTGGGTTGTTTGTGCGAATGATTGCATCGCCACCAAGTTGGAAGTCCTGAACATCCTGTGGAACAACGATTGGTGCCTGCACTGACTTCTCTGCTGCTTCCATCGCAAGTAATGCGAACCTATTACGAAGCAACTGAATACCAAGTACATCATCAAACTGTCCACGTGCATGTCCATCAATAGATGGACGTACCGCTACAACAACCATCATCTTTCCAATTGGGTTAATTGCTTGTGATAACACAAGATTTGCCCTGTTTGGAATATAAATAATTGATTGTTCTTTATCATAGTAACGAATTACCTCAATATGTGAATTAAGGTCTTGGTCATACTTATCACGACCAAGAAGTTCGTACTCATACTCTGGGAATTGTGCAACCAATTCAGCCAGTGTCATGTAGTAGCGTTTAGCGAAGGCAATACAACGTCCGTAGCGGTCGAATTCGGGATAAGCCCCTATCGGATTTTCTACTCGTATACGTGGTAGCCCTGCTTCTTCGTCTAATTCAATAATGAAAGGGACGAAACCATATGTGATGTACCAGTCTGCGCCTGTGTACATCTGAACTTGCAAATCTGAGTTAACAAAGTAGTTAGAAGCAATGCGTGTGCGCTTGTCAGCAAAAGTGCGGGCACGGTCATTGGTCTGATTGGCTGCAGAACAGTTAATTGCTGGCAAAGGAGCCATAACTTCTGACAAATCTTTAGCAACAATGTCAACAAAGTTAGCAACTACATTGGCATCGACACCATCTGGAAAAAAATCTGGGTATACGGAAGCAATTTTACCAGTACGCACAGCAAGAACGTCTTGTTGACGTGAGTCTCGCTCTGCTGAACGGGATTTAAGTGAATCAACCCGTGCTGAAATCTGTCTAATAGATAGCAATTACTTGCCTTTCTTTCGTGAATTTAAGAATGCTTGTAGTGCACGCTTATCTGCTTCAAGTCTTCTTACGCGTTCTGCGTTACGTCCCACTCTTTGAGCCTCAGCAATGCGATTTTCCATACGTGTTATCTCGTTTTGAACCTCATTGCGAACCTTTTTATTTGCTAAACCTTTTGAAACTAAATCATCTGCTTGACGTTGAACTGTACTTTGAGCAAGAGTATTTATTTGACCCTCGTTATAGTCACGCTTACCAACCTTGCGCAGAATTAAACGTTCACGTGGAGTTAGTTCTGCAGGACGTGGTTTTGTTCTAGAGTCAATTGTTGGTCTGCTAAATCTATTATCTTCTTTATGCGCTTTAACAGATTCACGTGCTGAACGAACACCCTTAGTATCGCCTTTACGAACACTACGGCGTTGTGATGTTGCCTCACGCTTTGCTACTTCTCTGTTTGCTCTAGCCTCACGCTTAAGTAAAGCACGTGCTTGTGCAGGTGTATAAGTCTTTTCTGGTTTCCTTGCTGAACCTAATGGGCGCTTTAAACCTGATGGAGATAGTTGTCCAGATTCAAGAGGACTAGGTTTGCGACCAGTGGCTGGTTTTTCTTTAAGAGTTACACGTGATTTTGTAATTTGTGTATTTGGCTTCTTGCCTTTTCTATTACCAAGGATAGTTGTCTTGTACCCACCACTAGATGTCTTCTGAGTAATAGCACCAGTGCGTGCAGTGCGTGGCTTAGATAATGTAGGAACTTTACGTGCTCCGCCAGGGTTTCTTTTAGCCTCACGATAAACTTCTTTAACGTCTTTTTCTGTAACCTTTTTTGTGCCAGCCTGAATTTGCTTTCTCTTTAGTATGTTCTTAGCAACAATTTTAGCAATCTCGGATGGCACAGACATTACTTACCTATGTTTCTATACGCCTTAGATACGTAACGAGCACCCTTACCAACAATACCAGCAACAGGTCTTACATATTTAAATGGATTTACAGAATACAATGCAACTTCCATTGGAGTTTTAGGAACTATAAAATCAATTACATCTAATGCAGCCTTTGCTGGACCCTTGGTAATAGCCTTTGGCTTAAATTGATTCTTTGATGGTGCAAGATTTGTTTTTCTAGCCATTGCTCTTACCTTTTTTCTCTAAGTTTTCTTTCATGAGACGGCGTGCTTCAGCAACCCAGAAATCTCTTACTTCAGGAGACGCAGCCTTCTTACGAAGTTTTTCATTTGCTGCAGCAATCTGAAATGTTTTCTGTTTATTAGTCAAAGGCTTTTTCTTAGCAGGCTTCTTCTTTGCTGCCTTAGATACTGCCTTAATAATTTTTGCTGGATTTGCCATTACTTCTTTTTCTTTACAGGAACTTTAGGCTGGTACTTTAACTTTTCCATCTTGTATTTTTTTGTTCCCTTTTTAGAAGATGGAGCCATTTGCTTTGTAGCCTTACCCAAGTTACGTGGCTTTATTTTTCCAGAACCAGTACCACCTGATACATCAGTCATTATTCCTTTTTTGTAATCAAGTATTACATTTCCACCAGTACGGTAGTCCGCTTCTTCTTGAAGATTTTGTACTCGCTTCTTTACCTTAGCGGCGCCCTTTGAAAGACCTTTAACAACTTTAATTGGATTAGGCATTTACTTACCTGTCTTTCCTTGCTTACGCAAAGTGTTTAAACTTCCACCACGCTCACGGTTAGGACGAGCAGGTTTTGTTTGATTTACAATAATGTCTCTACGAACGCTAGTACTTAGGTTTTTATTACTACCGATAAAAGTTTTAGATGCTTTGGTTGGTTTGTTAGCAGCCTTGAGTCCACGCTTGTTTGCTTTGGCTTCAGCCTTTGAAAGTGGCTTAGCATCTTTAATTTGCTTCTTTACGGCGCCAAGTACTCCGCCACCAATTTTAATTACGTTAGCCATTATTTGTTTCTTCCTTTAGGACGCTTTAACTTTTTAATACCCATTGACTTTTGAATGCCAATTTTTGTTTTACGACCAAGTTTTGCTTCTTGAGAAGCAATGTATCCCTCAAGATTTGCTTCATCTTGAAATGTCATAAATCTATCTACACTGTCATTGGCTCTACGTGGAGTGTTATCCAGTGCATGACCTAGATAAGCCTTGCTAAAAGCACGACCGCGTGTGCTTGACTCTTTGTACTTAAGTTTTGCCATGTCTGGTTTGTTTGGTTTATTTTTAGCAGGTGGCTTTACCTTTACAGCAGACTTAGGTTTTGCTACTGAAGTAGAAGTTGTACCTCTGCCCTTCATGCCAGTTGGCTTAGGGGTCTTAGGATACTTCTTTTTAACTTCTGCTTTCATCCCACCATTTTTACCAGCAACTGCTCTTACAACGCCTTTGTTGATTGCGTTTACTATCTTAGGGATTTTGCTATATGCTGCCATGTTATTCCTTATCCGAAGTTGTCAGCCCATTGCTCAGCAAAGGCTTCATCTAAATTAATTATTACTCGTCTTTCCCTTTGTGCTCTTGTTGCCCAGCGGTTGTTCGTATAGTGGCTCATGTAACTATTCTGTTGCATAAACTCACGCGCTCTCAGCACTGCAAACCAGAGCGCCATCACGCAGTCAGTCTTGCCTCTGGTGTTAGGTTTCCAAGTAATCAATTGCTGAGTAAGGGCTTTAAGACCCTCAGACCCATCCGCAGATGGGAGTTCTATTTGGTTGTTCTCTTGGAACTTCTCGTTATACATTGTTCCAAAGAGTGTTGACATAGATGCCACACCAAAGGATGTATCCCACTTGTTCTTGTTAGTGTGGTGAGCCTCTAGGCGAACGCCGTATGCTCCGAGCCATTGTCGTAAATCTTCATCTAGAGAGTACGCCTTCTGGTGAGCGTTAATTTCTACACGCAGTTCTTGAGGCTTGTACTTCTCTACGAGTTCTTCTATCATCGCACGAATCTTCTGCGGTGTAGGTTCACTCATGTTAATGCAATCTAAAACGTAAATCATTCCATCAGTCCTGTTATAGGTGATAGGAACGAACGCTGCATGTCCTGCACCCATTGCTGGGTCAAAACCAATAATTGTGTAGCCTTCGACCTGAGTCGGATGTCCCACCGCGCCTTGGCGCAATGGTCCACGTTTACGTCTACGCTCAGTACTGGCTTGCACCAATGCGGGCGGGAAGATGGAATCTTCTTCGACATCCTCCTGCTGATAGACCAAAGCCCATGTAGAAGGTGTTACTTCTCCTCTGCGCCTATGTAGCGCTTGACCATCCCACTTCGGGTATAGACCGTCTTCATCAGGAGTATCGTCATCGCCATCCCAAGGAGAATCGCTTTTCTCCCAGAGAGTTTTCCAATCTGCGGGCTTGTCCGAATATTCAAGTACGGCTGGCATACCCATATAAGTGAAAGGACTCTTGCCAGACGACCAATACTTCGGCTCACGAAGTTCTCGGTAAAAATCAACGGCAGCAATTCGTGTCCCTACAATCATTAACTTACCGTTCTTACCCAGACGGGTAATAACTTCCTTCTGTAGCCAGTCAATTTGCTTCTCATACTCATGGGCGTTAGCAGTTGTAATGCAGTCGTCCAAGATAATCAGGTCAGCACGAGCACCGTAAATCTGACCGCCCATACCAAGTGCCTGAATGGTTGGGTCTTTTTCGCTAGAGTTTCTCGCATCACCCCCAAGGTAAACCGTGTCAACTCGCCAAGTGTCTGCGTCCTGTTTCCAACCCCCTTCTGGACCAAATGCTGTTTGCATC